ACCCAGTAGTTACCGGCCGCCACAAGCGTGCTCATGGTAAGGCCAGCGCCGCCGGCCGCAGCTGTTTTGCGGTTGGCGTAGTCCAGCTTGTAGGTGTCGAACGAAGCAACCCGGCCGACGAAGCCTGCGCGCAGCGCCTGATCCGAAATCCCGTTGCCGAACGAACGTGTTGACGCGGCGAGGTTGGACGCCATGCCGTTGTAGTCACGCGTGGAGAGCGCAAGGTAGCGGTCCTCCATCTGCACGCCGCGCTCGTTCATGATGGCCTCGCACTGGGCGACGTCATCAAAGCCAGCAGCCGCGGCAGAGCGCTTGACGAAAAGCGTGCCCTGGTTCGCAGCGACAGACATAACGGACACGTTGATGTCGCTCGCCAGCTTCTGCTTGGCAGCATCGCCGAGGCGACCTTCCTGCAGCGCGTCACGCAGTTCAGTTGCCGTCAGAACAAACGGAACCGAGCGCTGGAACCCGATCGTCGCGGGAACGGACAGCTGCGTGTAATCGTCAAAGTTGGTCGTCATGTCGGTGCCGGCGTAGCTCGTCGCGATGTACGGCTGCGGGCGCCACATGATGTTATTCGTGCGTTCCATCGTCGTCTGGTCGGTGTTGAACACAGCGACGTTGCGGGAGAGCACGAGCGCGTCTTGGAAGCCTTCGAGAATATTCTCAAACGCAACGCGCTCTTCCTTCGAAAAGCCGTTAGGCATTGTTTTCTTTCCTATTTTCCATTAACCGCGCTTCTGCTGACGCTTGTAGGCCATGACCTTTGACAGGTCGCCCGTCTTCGCCGCTTCCTCGCGCAGTCGTTCCAATGTGTTATCGACGCTGCCAGACTTCGGAGCGTTGCCGCTCGGTATCTGTTCTGGCGCCGCCGATGGCTTGCGTTGGGTAACTTTCAAACTCGCCTCCAGCCTTCCAATTGCCGCAGCAAATGCGACCGGGTTACTGATAGCGGCCAGTTCAGCCGCCTTCTTGGGGTTCTTGCCTAGCGCATAGATAAGCAGTGCAGGCTTCTCCGCTCCGTCGAGGATGATGCCTTGCTGCGTCACGGACAGGGTGTCTGCAATCACGGCTTCAGCATCGTCGAAATCACGCGCCTTCAGCTCGGCTTTGGCGGTGTTGTAGCCAGAGATTTTGGCCTCCCACGCACCCTTGACGGCTTCTTGCGCGCGTCGCGCCTCAGCGGCCTGGCGATCGTACTCGGCTTTCGCCGTGTACCATTGATCCAGCTTCGCCTCGTAAGCGCCCGTGTCGTAGTCCACATCAGCAAGCGTCGGCTTCTTTGGCGGGGCGGCATTGGTCTCACCCTGCGCCGCGGGAGCGGCCTGCGTATTGCGTTCCAGTTGACGGATCCGCTTCTGGTATTCGCGGTTCTGCTTGCGAAGTTCCTTGACCCACTCCGGTGCCTGCCGAGCTTCCTCGGCTACCGGATCAGGCTGGGGCTCTTCGTTGCCGATGCTGACGACAAGTTCGGTCTCTTCCGCTTCCGCTGGGGGCGTCTCGCCCTCGACAACGGGGTCCGGGGCCGTCTCGGCCGCCGGTTCCAGGTCGATGACTTCTTTCTCGTCTGGTTCAAACATCATGCGCTTCCTTGCTCAGTCATTTGTGCCGGCTGACTGGTTGGCCGTATCTCAGTGCAGTTTGATACCCGCGACTGCGAGCATTAAACGTGCTTCGAATTCCTCCAATGCGAGGATTGCCTGTATTGCATCCTCTTCCTCAAGCAAAATATTGCTCAGCTCGTAGGCCATCGCTTGCAGTTCTGCGTCGCGTTCGGCTTCGAGTTGCGTGCGTGCCGTGACTTCCCGCTGCGCTGCTTCCAGTCTGGCGATCTCGCGCTGCAGGCTTTCGAGCTGCTGCACCTCGCCCGTGTAATCCTCGATCTTGCGTGCGATCCGGCGGGCTTGGGGCCGTTCGGACTGCGACATGGTCCTGGCGATGCTGGCCAGACGCGCGGCTTGCTGTAGCTCAAGTTCCCACAGGTGCGCGGGGTTTGGACCGCCGGGTCCACCCATCCCGCCGCCGCTTAGTGGCGGGATTGGTGCCGGTCCTCCCTGCGATTGTAGGAGCGTCAGCAGCATTTAGGTCGCCAGCGTCTTGATCTGATCAAGCGTGATCTGCGTCGTGTTGATCTCCTCGTCGATCACATACACCTGCTGGATATCGCCCACAGCCGACGCCGAGCCGCGCGCGTTATTCAGCGCTGCGATACGTGCCTCTAGCAGCCGGATCAGATCAATCAGGCTCATACGAGCACCACCATTTCCTGGGCCACGGTTGATAGGTGCGATTGGAGCAGGACAACATCGTAAGTGTCGTTGCCGTCCAGCGCTGCGTAAGCTGCCATCCGCCCGCCGAGGGTTGCCGTACCCGTTTGCAGGAAATCGGTGGGGGCAAATGGCGACAGCACGCGGTTTTGCACGTCGAAACGATACATCTGAGACACCGCGTTTGCGGCGTAGATGTTCATGTAGAAATGACGCCCCTCGTTTTCAAACGGGGCGTAAGCGCCAGTGGTGCCGACAGTCAGCGCGACTGCTCCGTCATAAGTAATAGCGCCCGACCACGTCCCCGTGATCGTCGCCGCGATGTCCAGCACGTCGAGCGTGACCGCACCGCCCCGGAAGAAATAGCAGAACGAATGGCGCGCGTTACGCGCCGGGTCTGGCCTGATCCCATATGACGGTGCCCATACGCCTCCGGACGCATTGGCCGCAGGAGCAACGCCGAAATAAGTGGTTGACCACGCTGCAGACGCAATGCTGTTCGTGCCGTTGTTGATCGTCGCATCGCCGTAGTTGTACGTATAGACGGTCGTGGTTGCAGAGCTGCGCACCAGCATGAGGTTCGGCAGCTCGATCACGTACTTGGCTGTTGCACTTGGCGTCACGGACCACGCGGTGCCCAGCGTATAGACCGGCGATGGGCCTGCCGTATGCGAGGCGATGATACGCCGCTGGCCGACGGCTGTCGGTGCGGTCGTGTCCTCGACGATGCGGATCTGGAAATTGCGGTACTCGTTCGCGGCCACGACAGCATCGCCAAGCGTTGCCTGTCCGGTAAGCGCAGACGCGCCAGAGGCGGTTGCAGTGAGCGCGTAACGCGACACGATGCCGGTGTCGTAGTTGTAGGCCCCCTTGATCATGCCGTCGCCCGGCGAGCAGTCGTAAGGGGTGAACTGCTCGTCAAGCACCAGAATAGCGCTATCGGTCGCAATCGTGGCCGGAAGTCCTGTCGTGCTCAGACCCGTCGATAACGTGTTGGACGCGACCTCAAGCGAGCGCCAGATGTTTGACGCGGTCGTGCCAGCTCCCAACATAAACACGCGCCCGGCCACGATCTCATAGCGTGCGCCGGTCGATGGCGTGAAGCCGAAAGTGGACAGCACAGTGATTGTCGGCGTTGTGCCAGCGCTGTTGCCGATAATGTACCGCTCAGCGGTTTTGCCGGCCACGGTGTCGATAATGCGGATCTTGAAACCATACTCGCCAGACCCGCCGCGATTGGCGAGCATGTTGAGACCGACGGCCGTAGGCAGCGCAGTCGATAGCACAACGCTCGTCGTGGTAGCTCCCGCTGCGATTGTGCCGACAAGGCCCAGCGATGGCGCAAAGGCCATTGTCGCCCCTGCGCCGAACGTGCCAGCGAGGGCCGGCGACTGAACGAAGTTCCACGCCTTCGTGACAATGTTGAAGCGGTTCAACACTGTCGCGGACGCGAGCTGATACACAAACGGGTTACGCGACAGGTCCGAGCGGATATCAGAAGCTAGCGCAGCCCCGGCACCATGCGCGTTGGGTGCTGGGGCGACCTGCGACCACACCAGCCTGTCAATGACTTTCTTGAACGTGTTTGCCATTAGGTGATCCTCGCTCGCACGCACTGCGCCCAGGCGGAGCGGTTCTGGTCGAGAACCGTCATGCGCGCGTTGTATCCGTCATAGTTGTTCAGCGACGTAACCGCCGCCACGGTCGTAACGGTTGTGACGGTTGAAACCGTCGTAACCGTGCCGCTCTCGACCAGCACCGTCCCGCGCTGGCGCTGCAACGACTTGTCGTAGCCCATCGGCGAGCTCAGCAGGATAAGCAGCCGCGTCAGCAGCTGGTGCGCGCTCTCGTCGTGCACAGGTAGCGGGTCGTCTTCCGTCAGCCCGGTAATCACGACATCAAGGGGCGATGCCGCGGTAATTGCAACCGTGCCAGTAACAGGCAGCGGCGCTGTGGATGTCA